TGCATTACAACCAAAGTCAACTGGTCAGATAATCCGTGGTTTCCAGAAGTCCTAAACCATGAGAGGATGACACTTCAGGCCAGAGATCCAGAGGCATACAACACTGTTTGGGAAGGACTTTGTAGGCAAACTGTGGATGGAGCTGTGTTTGCAAGGGAAATGCAAAGTGCTGAGTTGGAGGAAAGAATTACCAAAGTCAGGTATGACCCTACCAAGCCAGTTCATGCTGTGTTCGACTTGGGTTGGGCAGATTCCACTGCCATTTGGTTTGTCCAGTTCATAGCCCAAGAAATCAGATTCATCAGATATATTGAGGACAATCAGCAGACTGTGAGCCATTATCTGAGCCTGATGCAGACTTATGGATATGTGTATGACACTCTTTGGTTGCCTCATGATGCTCAGAATAAGACATTGGCGGCCCAAGGCAGAACCATTGAGGAGATTGTCAGGAATGCAGGGTTCAAGACCAAAATCATCCCTAGAACTTCCATAGTTGATTCAATTAACTCAGCCAGAACCATGTTTAGGAATTGTTTCTTTGACAGAGATAATTGCTATGATGGGTTGCAATGCCTCAGACATTACAGATATGAGGTTGACCCAGACACCAAAGCATTTAGCAAAAACCCACTTCATGACCAATATTCGCATGGAGCAGATGCTTTTAGGATGGTTGCCTTGGGAGTCCAAGAGACTAGACCTAGAAGAGCAAAACAAGTAAACTATGCACCACCACAATCCTGGATGGCACTATAAATGGCACTAGATCCAATAGAAACAGATTATGACCCCATCATCGATGAGGCAAAACAATTCCTGAAGTTTGCTAATGATGCAGACACAATGAATAGGCAAGAGGCTTTAGAAGACCTCAAGTTTGCATCTGGAGGCGACCAATGGCCTGTTGACTTGCAAAATTCAAGAAATCTAGAGTCCAGACCAGTTCTGACAATCAATAAGCTAGATGGCTATTGTAGGCAAGTCACAAACCAACAGAGACAGCAAAGGCCAAGAATTAAGGTTCATGCTACAAATACTGTGGAGGATGCGGCAGATGCCAAGGTAGTCCAAGGCATGGTTAGGCACATAGAAGTGAATTCCAATGCTGATAATGCCTATGACAATGCCTATAACTATGCAGTCAGAATGGGATGGGGATTTATTAGGGTTGATCATAGGTATGTAAGAGAAGATTCTTTTGACCAAGAAATCTATATTGATCCTATAGATAACCCATTCACAGTCTATATGGATCCAAATTCCATAGCAGTTGATGGCTCAGATCAAGAAAGATGCTTGATTACCTCAATGATGCCAAAGACTGTGTTTAAGGAAATGTATCCAGATGCCCAAGACACTTCCTTTACCTCTAGAGGCACTGGAGATACCCAATCTGAGTGGATTACTAGAGAAGATATTAGGGTTGCTGAATACTTTTACACAGTTAGAGAGAAAGCCAAGCTCTATTTATTGAGTGATGGAACCTCTAGATTTGCTGATTCCAAGGACTTTTTTGACAAAATAGCCAAATCTGGACTAGAAATAGTGGATTCAAGGCCTAGTGTTAAAAAGACCATTAAATGGAAGAAATTAACAGCAATAGAGGTGCTTGAAGAGAGGGATTGGCCTGGCTATTACATCCCAATTGTCCCAGTTTATGGAAGGCATGTTGTTATTGGAGATAAGAGGAAGAAGTTTGGCATGGTCAGGCACGCGAAGGACAGCCAGCGCATGTATAACTTCTGGGTTACATCTCTAACTGAGTCTGTAGCTTTGGCTCCAAAGGCCAAATGGATCATGGCAGAGGGTCAGGATGAGGGTCATGAGACTGATTGGGCAAGTGCCAATATCAAGTCTATGGCTACTTTAAGGTACAAACAGACTGATATTGATGGAATGCCAGCTCCTCCTCCACAGAGGTTGCAACCAGAGCCTCCTCCTGCTGGGGTGATGACTGCCGCTAACCAGATCAATCAGGATATGGCAACCATAATTGGTATTTATGACCCAAGCCAACAGCTCCCAGGAAATATGTCTGGTAAGGCTTTGAATGGTCAGCAAATGCAGATTGATTTGACCAATTTTGACCTTTATGACAATCTAACCAAAGCAATTGCTCATGTTGGCAAGATCATTTTGGATCTAATTCCTCATATATATGACACAGAGAGAGTAATGAGAATTATTGGGGATGATGGCAAGCCTGAGTTATTGACCATCAATGAGAGAGATGCAGTTGGTAGAGTGATGAATGATGTCACTGTGGGCCAATATGATGTGGTGATGGAGACAGGCCCAGGCTACAACTCTAAGAGACAAGAGGCAGTTGAAGCAATGATGCCTTTGTTGCAAGGAAATGAGGCTTTGTTCAATGCCGCTGCAGATTTGGTTTTTAGGAATATGGATTTCCCAGGGGCTGAGGTGATTGCAGATAGGTTGGCGGCCCTGAACCCATTGAGCCAAATTGATGAACATTCTGAGATTCCTCCACAGGCTCAGATGATGATTAAGCAAGGCCAAGCCCAAGTTCAACAATTGACCCAACAACTCCAAGCAATGCAGTTGGCAATCAAGCAAAGACAAGATATTGAGCAAGTCAAACAACAGGCTGAGACTCAGAGGGAATTAATGAGGCAGACAGCCAAGGCCCACAATACTGAGGCCACTTTGGAGGCTAGGGTTCATGATGTCAATACTAAAGCAATCACAAGCCAAAACAAGACAGAAATTGAGATGATTGCAGATATGATTCTCCACAATATGGATACAGCAAGGCTAGAAAAGGAAATAGCCATGAGGAACAGAGAGCAGTATCAAGCAATTGCACAGGCTGACCAATCCATTATGCCCAATCAAGGCTATTGATTGACAGTCTTATGATTTTGGGTTATATTGCCCACAAACCTTACTAGTCAGGCAGACTAGGCAAAATACTTGAGGCAACTCATGAGTGATAGACAAGCAAGTAATGTAATTACTTCAGAAAATTCAGGTGATTTTTATGCTAACAAACTTGGTTTAGCTGATACCCCAAGTCCTGACCCTGCAGAGGCTCCCTCACCAGAGGTTGAGCAAACTGAGCTGACAGAGACAAAAGAGGATCAGAGTTTACCAGAGGCACAAGAAGAGACCAAACCAACAGAGGAAGGTGTTAGAAAGCCAAAGCTCGAAAAGAGGTTTGACAAAGTCATCAAAGAAAGGGAACTTGCCAGAGCTGAGGCTCAAAAGGAAAGGGAACAAAGAGAGGCTTTGGAGAATCGCTTAAAGGAACTTGAGCAAGCCAATCAACCCAAAAAGGTTGAAAATCCTGATCAAGAACCACAGCCAAGTGACTTCACTGATGCTTTTGAATATGCAAAGGCATTAGCAAAGTACTCAACTGAGAAGGCACTGAAAGATAGGGATCAAGCTGAACAGCAAAAGCAAGCACAAGCAGAGAAAGAAAAGGTTTTAACATCTTGGCAATCAAAGCTAGAACTAGCAAAGGCTGAACTTCCTGATTATGAGGAAATGATTGCATCTTCAGATGTGGTTGTTTCAGACCAAGTCAGGGATGCTATTTTGGAGAGTGACACAGGCCCAAAGATCTTGTATCACTTAGCAGAAAATCCAGAAGTAGCAGAAAAGATAGGCAAGATGTCATTGATTAGTGCTTTGAGAGAGATTGGTAAATTGGAGGCTAGATTTGAAAAGCCTACAGAAACACAAAAGCCTGTTGTTAGAAAGAGCAATGCACCAGCACCTATCAATCCTATTAGAGGGGGTTCTAATGTTGAAGTGCCAATAGATTCAAATGGTGAATTTACTGGATCAATTTCACAATGGAAAGAACTCAGGAAAGCAGGAAAGATTAGGTAAACAATTTTTAATTTTAAAAGGAAATCAAAATGGCAAATAATTTGCTAACGATATCTAAGATCACCAATGAAGCGTTGATGGTTTTAGAAAACGAACTCACATTCTCAAGCGAAGTAGACCGTAACTATGATGATCAGTTTGCCGTAGTCGGTGGCAAGATTGGTAACACAGTCAATGTTCGCAGACCCGGTAGGTTCATTGGTACAACAGGCCCAGCCCTGAATGTTGAAGACTTCAATGAGACTTCAGTACCAGTTACTCTTTCAACTCAGTTCCATGTGGACACACAGTTCACAACTCAAGACTTGGCTTTGTCTCTTGATATGTTTAGTGACCGTGTGCTAAAACCAGCAGTGGCCGCTATTGCTAACAAGATTGATAGAGATGGTTTGCAGATGGCGGCACTCCAGACAGCCAACATTGTTGGAACTGCTGGTACACCTCCAACAGGATTGATCACCTACTTGACAGCTGGTGCTTATCTTGATGCAGAGGGTGCACCAAGAGATGGTCGTAGAGCTTGTATTGTTGAGCCTTTCACATCTGCAACAATCGTTGACAGCTTAAAAGGTTTGTTCATGCCTCAAGAAGCTATCGCTGAACAATATCGCAAAGGCCTTATGGGCCGCGACAGCGCGGGCACCAATTGGAAACTCGACCAAAACGTCGTTAGCCAAACCTTTGGTAGCTACAGTGGTTACACATTGTCTGCAGATACAACAGCATCTACAGGCCAAATTGGTTACCTCTCAAGTGGATGGGCACAATACTCAACAATCCAGATCAAAGCATCTACAGCATCTACATTGAATGCTGGTGATGTGTTCCAGATTGCTGGTGTGTATGCAACCAACCCACAAAACAGACAAGCCTATGGCTCTGGCAAACTTCGTAACTTTGTAGTTCAGTCCACAACAACAGTTGGAACTTCAGCTACAAACATCACAGTTAGCCCTGCAGTGATCATTGGTGGTCAGTTCCAGAACTCAATCATCATTGGTTCAACATCTACAACAGCAGTTGTAACTCCTTTCAACAACACTGGTATTCTGTCTCCACAGAATATGCTCTTCCATCGTAATGCATTTACCTTGGCGGTGGCTGATCTTGAGTTGCCCGAGGGAGTGCACTTTGCAGGACGTGCATCTGATAAGGAAGTTGGATTGTCCATGCGTGTCGTGAGGCAGTACACAATCAACAACGACAGCATTCCCACAAGGCTTGATGTCTTATATGGTTGGGCACCTCTGTACCAAGAACTTGCTTGCAGAATCGCGGCTTAATCATTAACACCATAAAGGAAATACAAAATGAGTAATCCCGGACCAGCAACCACAGTCTCAGCACACCCAAGTAATGTCACAACAAACCAAGCTCTGCGTTTGTTGGCTGTTGCAAAAGGTGTAAATGCTAATGCTGTAGCAACAACACAAATCCAAGTTAACAACTCTACAACATACATGCCAAAAGAGTTGATTATTACCAATTCCAATAATACAGGAACTTCAGTGAGTGCCGCTTCCCTAGTGGCAACCATTACCCCTGCATCTGGATCTGGTACATCAATCTTTGGAAGTGTGACTGCCTCTAACTGTACAACCAACTTGGGTGTTCAGTATGTAGATGCATCTGCTACTTCAACAGCTTACCAAGGCCAATATCTATATGCAAACGTGACCACAGCATCAGGTAACACTGGCACTGTAGACATCTATGTTTATGGCTATGACTTTAGCTAATACAGCCTAAAAAAAAGGAGAAAGCTACTCTCAAAAGGGGTAGCTTTTTCTGTTTTTAACAGTACAATTTCAATTTTCAAAGGAAAAAAATCATGTCAAGCACCACAATTGCAAGGGGCAATATATTAGAGCAATTTGTTATTGCTCCTACACTCACACCATCTGCCCTGACAACTTCTTCTGTTCAATCTTTACAAACTTTTAACATTGCAGGATTGCAAGCAACTGATATTGTGACTTTCTTGCAATATCAAGGTAATCAAACATCCAATATTGCAATCACAAACTGTGATGTTGCAACTGCTAATGTGTTAACAGTTCAGTTCCAAAATGTGTCTGGTGGAGCTACTGCAATCACTCCTGCCTCTGGTGTCTATGACTTCAAAGTGCATAGGGTTGAAGGTACTCCTGTAGCAGTTAACGCGGCTTAATCATGGCTAATACCAGTGTCTACAGACCCATAGGTCAAACCTATGCTGTGGCAGTAACCACAACTGCTAGTAGTTCTTTGAGCATTGTCCCTGTTGGCAATGACCAAATCAATTACTGTGCATTTTTGAATACTGGCTCCACACCAGTTGCTATTTCAATTTCTCCTTTAAATCCTACAAGCATCACAGCAACTCCTGCAGTGTTGCCCACAGCAGGGAACACTAGCACTTCATTTGTGCTTGGTATTTCCATGTCACAGCCTACTGTGATTGCAACCCCTGCCAATGGATTTAATCTGAGTGTGGTTGGAACAGCAAACACTATTTATGTAATGCCAGTGGCTGATCAATCATGACCAATCAAGTAGCATCAACACAAACAATCAATACAGTTTCTGTATTGACTTATGACACTTTACCAACTGTTTCTTCTGGATTTGGTGGTTCAAATGCTCAAGTTTTGGGCAATCAAATTGGCATATTCAGAGTGATTTTTGGTAGCACAGCAGGAAATACTGGAACTTTCACATTCCCTTTTTCTGCTCCTAATGGTTGGTTAGTTCAAGGTTATGACATTACCAATGGAACAACATTGTTCTTGCAACAAGTAGCTTATACAACTACAACAGCAACAATGAATAGCTATAGCATCACAACTGGTGCTTTAGCTAATATGTCTGTTGGTGATACTTTAATCTTTACTGCTCAACCATTCTAATGAGTGCCCCTAACCTAACATCTGATCAAAACCTA